ATGGAGCTTCTGCAAATGCGGATATGCCAAACATTACGGCCTACACCGTTTCGGTTTAAGTTGTAGCCAAGCGAATCAACGCCGCTGATGTTGTGTTTGCAGGCATTGTGAGTGAGAACGAACCTGCTGTAACAGTCTGCGAACCAAACGTGTGGACGCTGATGGCCTTGTTACTTTGAGTCGAGTTGTACAACAACACAGTGTCAAACGCTGTTGAAAGCGTCACCGTAGTAAAGGTAAAACTGGCTGAAGGCGTAAAGAACGCCACGCCCGCTGTTGCCGATGTGTTGGTTGACGTTGGCGCTGTTGCGTTTGTTACCGTGATGCCGCCAGCCGTGTAGTTAGTGCCAGACACCTCACCCGTGGCCGTGTAAACAGTGGTTGCCGCATTGATTGTCGCTGACACCAAGTACAGAGCCGCTTTAAGGGTGTCTGTAGTTGGCGAGGTTAGGCTGGTGCGAGAGACAAGCGTTGAAGTGCCGAGCTGGTGTTGACCAAGCATTAGCTCGCTCATAAACGAAGTGCACATGGATTGAGTATTTGCCACGATAGTTCCTTAAAAAGATGCCACTGAGCTAGTGAGCGTTACGGTTTTCTTCAACTGAACATGCACGGACCGATGGACAAGTTCGCTATCCAACCAATACTCCGTCCAAGTGGTGTACTCGTTGTCATTATCCACTGAGCCTTCCCGCTTTTCAAGCAGGGAGTCATCCATATCGCCTTTGGTGGTCGTAACAAGCATGTTGGTCCTTATGAAATTCTAATGAGCGCGGATGACACTGTATTGGATGGCATCTCAACCACGAAGGTGGTGGTCGCCACCTTGTCGGAACCGAAGTCCAAAACGGCAATTGCTTTGTTGCTCTTGGTGACGTTATAGATTAACGCGCCCCGCGCCGTGAAATTAGCGGGGTTCCATGTGGGGTCAGCAAAATCCACAAAGGCTGTGGTGCCCGAGATCTCTACCGTAACCCCTGTCAGCACATTGCCCCCGGCTGTATAACCCGTACCCGATGTCTCACCTGTTGCCGTGTAAACGGTGGTGTCCGCGCCAAGATTGGCTGTCGCCAAATACAACGCCATCTTCAGCGTGTCCGTGTCAAGGTCGTGTACGCCCAGCAGAATATCCTGTTTAAAGCTAGTGGTGAGTGTCTGGTCAAACGCCATATCAGATCACCTTCTGCTTGTATTGACCGTCCCGATACGCATCTCCGCGCTCAAGTCCATCACCAAGTCGTTTGGCCTGCGCCAGAGCCTCTGTGTACTTGCCGTTGTACAGGGCGGTCATGTCGGCCTCACCCTTCATGAATGTGTTTGCTTCTACCAAAGAGCCGTACAACAACACAGGATCAAAGTTATCGCCTAGCCAAGATGTGCCAGCCGTGACAATTGATGTGGGGTAATAGAAGTAATGTAGCTCTACGTAATACGCAGCGTCAGGCGTTGGACCGAGGATCAGTGATAACTCGGTTGTAATTGCTGAACTGACAATCGTTGGTCCGAACAGAGCGTAGTATTTTGGCTCGCCAGTGACGTTTGGGCTTGGGTAAGCCTGCCGGATAAAGTTTACATCTTTGTTAAGCAAGTACTCAAATGTGCCGGTGTCTAAATCTGCGTTAATGACGCCCGTCACCAAGGCCAACGAAAACACAGACAAGAAGTCGTTCGGCAAGGAGATGTACTTGTTGTTCGCCGTTATTACGGAGAACATGTTCTTGCGTAGTGGTGGAAACTGAACGGTGTTAAAAATGCGTTCTTCGGCCTGCTCCACAAACACCGGAATGTTTGAAACAAAGTCAGTGTCGAAGTTCTGCGTGTAATCGCAGATCGCATCTGTTAACTGGGTGTAGTTCACGCCATTGGTCCCCGTGCAGTGATGCCTTTAGTGGCTGCGCCATTGCCACGGGTCACTATGCCTGTGGTCTTGGTTGGCTTGTAATCGTTGCTGCGGTTGCTGCCGACAGACACGTTTAAATCCTTCATGTACTGCTTGTTGTCCGTCGGCGCAAGCACCGCCTGTGTTGGGGCTGGTCTGGTTTTATACGATATTGCCATTTCTAACTCCTTAAGTTACTGAGATTGTTACTTGACCTACCGCTGTCGTCAACACCAGATTGTTTGGTGTCATCAACTCGGTAAAGAAGCTTGACCCGCCTACTGGGTTGTAGCCCCACTGAATGTCCCGGCTACCACCGGTATTGAACCCTGCCACGTTTACACCTGCTACTTCATACGTTGAGTCCCTGCGCGGGTTACGTACCGCTTGCGGGTCATCTACTGGGTACATGCCCAACTGAAGCTGGGGCTGATCCGGGTCAAAACAGGACGGACAAACCAGCAAGTTGACCACTTTGGTCTTGACGATCTCTTTTCTCAGGTTGGTCAGTTTAAACTGAAAGCCACACCTGTCGCACATGGCGATGCTGTTCTTGCCAGATGCAAAACGGTTGCCCATTTACGTCCCGCTCCCCAGATACTGACGGCGTGGAACAAATCGGATAGACGCCTTTTCGCGGTCCTCATCCGAAGCAAGTTGCCATGCTTCGTCGTACTGCTGCTTGAGCATAGGCAGACGCTCCATCCCTGAAGGGATCTTGCCAGCTATGTAGTACGACAAGCCCGCAGCCATGCACGGAACAAACCGGAAGGGCACGTCCATGATGTTGACACCCCCACCAGCATCTTGAGTCCGGCGAAGGCGCCAGTAAGCCAGCGTATAGGTCTGTGAGCCATCCGGCGTTGGCCAGACGGTTACCGCCGGGAGCTGCTCTAAGAACACGGCTGTGCTCGTAGTGTGGGAAGCTGCGGTGGTGTTATTCTGAGCGCGGAAACAGTCGTTTAGGGTATTCCCTGATATGTAGCTGTAGTTGATGGTCTCGTTGTCAATTTTGATGAAACCGGACGCCGGTAGGCCCACAGTAGAACTGAGGGTAAGTGTTGTGGCCGTCGCAGTAATAGTACCGTTCAGCGTCAGACCTGTAGGTGAGCTTTGTGCGTTGTACCGCTGGATCCAGATTTGGATGGGCCGCGCCTGTTGAATCTTGTTTGGGATCGTGGCGTAGGTTGATACGCTGATCCGGGTGATCGTCAAGTCTGCCTGTGTAGACGTCGAGTTGGCGCCAGTGCGGATCACGTGCTCGAGCAGGTCAATGGTGTCAGATGGCAGAGCGTAGGTGTTCTGGCCCTGCACGAAGGTGATGGTTCCCGGCTCAATCGACCACATGTTGATGCCGCGATTGGCCCAATCGGCAAACATGATGTTTAAACTACGGCGGGCGGTACGGAGGTCGTAACCAGTGCGCAGCTCTCCACCAGCGCGTTCAAACGCCTCCTCGACCAGATCCGTTAGGTCAAGGTTAAAAGCGGAAGAGCCGGATGTGTTTGCCATTATCTAAACCCTGCTGTTTTCTTTGCAATCTTTTTTGGTTGAGCTACGAACTGCTTCCCGGCGGCTTTTCCTGCTCTTTTAGCCTTCGTTGTCGCAGCGTACTCAGCAGAACTAAGATTCTTGATTGCAGCCGCTGGCAAATATCGTTCACCAGTAACGCTAGATTTTTTACCACTTTTTGTTTTCCAATCCTGTTTGCCCCAGTCCTTTAAAGACTGTTGCGGCTTAGCCAAACCACCACTTGCCATTTTTTTCTTTCCTGCGCAGTGGGCCTTCTCTGAGAAACCTTTGGGGTTGTCGCAGTCTATGGACTTCTTGCGCTTGTCAGACCATTTAGTCACGATACCCGCCGCCTGCTTTTTTGTAGCGCTGTGCCACCATCTGTGCTTTTCTGGCGCTCCATTGTCCTGCGCCTGTACCTGCTGTGGCTTCTGCCTTCACGGCATTAAAGATGCGCTTACGTAGCTCAGGTTTGGTGTAGTTGCCTGCAGCATTCACTGTAGACCCACCCTCTTTGTAGGAGGCCGTCTTAGCTGCATTGGCGAAGTCACCCTTCTTGGGTGCGCCAGCCGCGCCTGCGCTACGCATCTTCTCGCCAGAACCAGCCGCGATACGTTTTTTCTTTGCTGCAATGTTGGCATACAAGCCGCCGCCCGCATAAGCAACCTTGCCGCCTTTGGCAAAACGCTTGTTGTAAACCACCCCAACTTTACCGGCTTTAGCTTGGAAGTCTCGATCCTTTGCCTTCATGGCATTGACATCCATGTAGCCCTCAATATCAGAGTCTTTGCCTAACGCCTTTTTGGCCGAGAACCTTGCACCAGCAGCTTTAAAGTCTGGATTAATGACGGCGTAATTTGGCTTCACTTTTGCCTCATCAACAAGGTCTCCTTCAGCCATCTTTACGACCTTGGCTTTTGGCAATTTGTTGGGGTTTACGGCCCCCATGCCACGGCTGGCTATCATGCGCGTGTCTTTCCGCGTTGGGCAATACCGTCACCGCGTCTGGAAGCGGAGGACACTTTGCCGCCAGAAGCCATTTTCTTGGCTGGGGCTTTGACAGCGCCGCCTTTTTTCATGCCCGCTTGAAAAGTTGCGGGGGACCTCTTAAACGCCGTTGCCCCCGTATTGGCTATGTTGTTGCCCATAACAGGTTGGCTTGGGGCTGCTCCGCCACCCATCAACGAGTTATAACGACTACTGGGTTGACCTACACCGATTGGTGCTGGTGAAGTACCAACCGGCCCACCATCAGGCGTTGGCTCTGCAATACCTTTGTATTTTCTGTAAGCCGCATCTTGCGCCCGCCCAACCGACCCAGAGCCTACACTGCCAAAGTACGGAGAGTCGTACATATCCATCGTAGCAATCATATTCTTTGGGTCGTTTTTAAAATCCTTGTACTCAGGCGAACTATAAAAAGCATCTTTTTTTCCCACCACCGGTTGGGGGGTTGGTGGTGCCAGTCTGGGTGCAATAACAGGTTTTGCCACCGGTCTGGGTGCTATGACCGGTTTACCCATTACGGGCTTAGGCGTCATAATCGCCTTTGCCATTGATTTGGGCTTAAATATTGCCATATCAGACCATCCTTCCACGAGTTTTACCGCGTTGAACAATGCCATCACCTCGGTGTGCGGTAACCTTGCCGCCCTTTTTCATCTGGACGGGGGTTGCTGTTGCAGGCGTTTCCGCCACTTGAGCAGTGTCTGCCGCCCCTGCGTTGACCTGAACTAAGGGCGAGTTATTACCTAGACCCGTGGACGTGGGTGCCGGAGCCGCCGACACTTGTCCTTGACCAAACGGGTAGTTGGCGTTTGCAACCATTCCGCCTTCGTCAAATCGTTTTGCTCTTTTGGTTGCCATGATTACACCATCCGGCCTCTTGTGTGGCCCTTGATGATGCGGCCATCTGCACGGGTGACGCCACCTTTGGCTTTTTTCTCTATTGGCGTTTTCATCATCTCCAAACCAAACTTTAGTAAGCTGTCGCCCATAGATGATTTGGTCGTTGGCGCCTTCCCTGCTGCTTTTTCAGCTTTTAAATCGGCCATTTTTTGCTTCATCGCATCCGTAGGTGGGGTGTCAGTGCCGCCAGAACGGGCTTCTTCTCTGGCTTTCTTTGCCAGAGCTTCTGCGTCAATTGCTGCTTGCTTTGCATCAGACATGATTAATAGATCTTTCCGCGAGTTTTGCCGCGCAATGCGATACCATCACCACGCTTAGAAGCTGTGGACACAGAGCTTTTGACAGATCCGCCATGAGCCATCTTCTTGACTGCGCCGCCTTTTTTCTTGGCAACCACATCAGTTACGTCACTCTTGCGAGGTGCGGGCAAAGCTTTTTGGGGGGCCTTTGCTACAGCGCTGGGATCTTTTACATCTCGCATAACAAAACCTTCGCCGGATACTGTGCCGGGGCGATCTAGTTTCGGACGGTTTTTGATCGCATCTTTAGCTGCCTTATAAGTTTGATACATTTTTTTGCCAGCTTGATAGATAGTTCTACCGCCGCGAACCACTGGTATTATTGAGGCAACAGCCAAACCCGCCTCAAGAGCATCACTGGCGTCAAATTTGCTTCCGTTAGACGCCGGGGCCGACTGAGTGGATGTTGCACTGGCGTCGTTACGTGAGGCAGTAGCGGGAGCAGCAAAAAAAGCTGCTGTATCGTCAGCAGATGCAGCACGACGTTTGCCAACGCCACCGGGGTCACGAGCTACGTTTGGCCCACTGGGCAAAAGAGCTTTACGATCAAGTCTAGTAAAATCACCCGTTGTCTTGCTAGAGGCTGTACGGTTTGGTTTAGCAAGAAGTGCCGCATTCTGAGTTTGGGCTAATGAAGGTGCCAACCTTTTTTCATCACGCTCACCTTCTCGGCGGCCACGATCCATCATTTCAGCCATCCGAGCGGAATCGCCTGCCTCAGCGTCTACTGATTCCATGGTTTGATTAAAAGCTGCGAGACCTTTTGCCGGACGGGAGGCATTCATGGCATCAACCATGCTCATTTCAGCAGCCTGACTCTTCGCATCACGCTCCATCCTTCCACGGCCAGCCCCATACCGGTTGTATGCCTCTGAGCCTTCCTGATCAATATTGCCTTGACCAAACCGTCGCAACGACTCAAAGAAACCTAGAGGCGCATCTTTGTTTGAGGCTGCAAGCCCCTCCGCCTTGAGGGCAGCTTCACCGCCCTCTTGAAAGCGACGAACGCGCTTGACGGGCTTTTTCATTGGTTTCTTTGTAGCCATCTTGTACTCCAAGTTAAACGATTTTGCCTTTGGTCTTGCCACGAGACTCAATGCCGCCGCCTATGGAGTAACCCATGCCGCCGCTCATCATCTTTTTAGCGCCGCCACTGGAATAACCCATGCCGCTAACTTTTTTGTTGACGGCGCCGCCTTTTTTCATCTTTCCTTCGCCGTCTGCGGCAAAGGCTGGAATTTTTTTACCGTCTTTCATGACCATAGGCATGCCGCCATCTTTGAGGCCAGCGTGGGCTTTAGAAGCGGGTTTGCCAGCGTGTTTGGCAAGTGCAGATGTCATGCCGCCAGAGGCCATCTTCTTCATGGCTGAGTCTTTCATCATCTTGCCATCAGGCATCTTGTGCATGCCGCCTGATTTCATGCCCATCATCTGCTTTTTGTCAGATGCCTTGTCAGCTTTAGAGCCTTCTTGCATGCCTTTTTTCTTGGCCATCATTGCCATAAAACCGGGGTTCATTTTGGAAGCCATATCACCACCTTTAGAAAATTTACGGCCTTTGTCGGCCTTGTTGAAGTCCTGTCCCACGGACTGTGGGACTCCTACTTTCTTGGCAAAGGCTGGATTATTTGCCACCGCCGCCATGAAATTGTGTTGCTTCTTACTTGTGCTTGGCATCATTTTCCCGCTTGAATAAGCTGGTCAATCTTTGCTTCAAGGCGGTTAAACCGCTGGTCAATGTGATCCGTAATTCTCTGCACTTCTGCGTTAGTTGTGTAATCACGGGCGATTTCCTCTCGTGTGATGTTTAAAAGCCGCTCCAGACGCTTTATGTCTTCAAACTTCTCTCGCACAAAGAACCACGCTGCGCCCATAAACAGCGATAGCGCACCCGACCAGATAACGTTGATGTCCATTTCAGAGCATCTTTCCACGTGTTTTGCCGCGCTGGGCTATGCCGTCTGCACGTTTAGAAGCCGAAACTGCGCCGCCATGCCTGTACTCATTCACACCTGCGTATGGGTAACTTGTGGTTTTAACCCCGTCCTGCATACTTGTCGTAGCGCTTCTTTCCGCTTCACGGCGTTCGGGGTTTAACTTCGGATTTTTAATGGCTTCTAGTTCGCGCTTCATGCTGAGTTTTTTGTCCGCAGCAATCATCTCATCTACAAAGTCCGTACCCTTTTTCTTTGCTGTCTTGTCAGCAATACCGACCATACTCATACGCCCGCCGCCCATGCCACCAGCGCCGCCGCCCTCAAGAACTTCTAATTCCGCCAGTTTTCGTGTTTTTGGCATGATGATTCCTCAGCACTTCCATCTCTTCAAAGCAGCCGCCTTACGGGTGGGCTGGCCTTTTTCATCTTTGAGCGGCCCGGGCATCCCTGACATACGGGCGCAGAACGAATCCTTGCGCTTGCCGCCTTGGGGCTGGGGAGCCTTCAGGTTGCTGCCTGTAGCTGCGTTGTACTTGGCACGGCCTTTAGCGGTCAAGCCCGCCCCCTTGGAGATTGGTAGCTTTTCGCCGCGACCAACCGAGAGAACTGGGCCTTTCTTTTTAGCCATAGAAAATTGTGACTGAGCCTATGCTCGTCACATCCGCATAAATATTGGTACTGAACAACACACCTTCACCCGGAAATATCAGGTATGTGGGCTGCGTAACAGAGCCTACCGTATTCAAGGTCAAACGAGTTGTCCCGCTTACACCGCCATCCTTAAACACAACACTGCCAGCAGTGGCAGCGGGGATTATGTAAACGGCCTTAATCCTTGCGCGGGTGATGGTGGCGCTTGCTTGGTTTGTAAATTGTCCGTCGGCAGTTAGTACTTGACTGGCGAGTATGTCTGTTTGCATCGTCATAATCAATCTCCTTTAAAAACGGGGCCGAAGCCCCTTGAGTTGATTAGGAGTTTGCAAATGGTGTGGCCACAGTACCCGTGCCCAGTACCGTGCCTTCAACCATGTATTTATTGGCTGCGATTGCAAAGATCCGCACCCATGAACCTGCAACACCGCCAGTAGTAGTGCCGTTCAGGTTGATGAAGTCGTTAGCAGCGGCGG